ACGGAACTGCTGCTCTAATGCCTGACGAGCTTCGCTGTACTTGCCTTGGCTTTCGAGCTCTTCCTGCTCTTTGCGACGCTTGAACTCGAGCAGCTCGTTGACATCTACGCCATCTGGCACGGGCGGCGTCTTGGACTTCAAGTCCTTGATCTTGCCGATCAATTCGTGATTTTTGCGCTCAAGCGCCTCGATGCTGCGCTTCAGGGCAGTGAGATCTTCAGTATCAGTCGCCGTAGGCTCCTGAATGATTTCGTCAGACATGAATGACCCGTAGGGCTATTTCAGACACATCTTAACTGATCACTTTTTGCCGCGCTTGCCTTTTTTGGGCACGCCAGCTTGGCGCAGTGCAATCGCAAGTGCCTGTTTCTTGCTCTTGACGGTTGGGCCTTTACCAGGCCCAGGCTTGCCGCTGTGCAATTGACCGGCCTTGAACTCAGACATCACTTTGCCGATCTTGGCCTGCTTTTTGCTCATGTCTTTAGGCATCGATCCTGCCGTAACGGCGACGCAACTGATCCAAGGTTAATTCTGACCCGTCGTCACGTACCAACTTCGCCATCGCATTGTCGGCGCCATATTCTTGGGTCAGCTTGTCGAAGTAAGCGACCTTCGATTTGCCCAGCACATCGGCCTTGACTGATGCAGGCTGGTCGTAGAGCCACTTGCCATATGTGGTGTTGGCAGGCACTGGCCCATCCATGCTCGCCCTGCGGCCTGCCGCTGGTGGCACGAAGTCGTATCCGGCCTCCTTCAGGCCTTCATAGTCCACGATCGGCACCGTGGTGCTGCGGCAGTTGAAATGCTGCGGCGGCATCGGCCCTTTGCCGTACTCAAACTCTTTGCCATCGAGTGCCCGGCAGATCGGTGATGTCTTGGTGTCGAGCGTGGCAACATACTTGTACTTTTTGGTGATATCTTGATTGGCCTCATACACCTGCTGGCTGGCTGTGTTCGCCACTTGGTTGATACTGGTTCTGACCAACGCCATGATCTGATTGTCTGCGATGGCAGTGGACTGGCCACCGGCTGCGATCAGCTGTCGCACGGATTTGGCCTCTTCGCCAAACTGCAGAGAGCCAATCAGCTTCTTTGCGATCTGCGGTGTCGTCTCGCCCGACAGGAGCCCCGTCCGCACCGTTTGGCTGAATCTTTCGGCCTGATCTACCGCCAAGCCCCGAAAGGCCTTCTCGACGGTCTTTCCGTTGGGCAACGTGATGGTGGTGCCTTGTGATGCAGTCAAACTGAATGTTTGCGGCGCGCCCTGGACTGCAGCCACCAAGTCATCGCTCAGTGTCACCACATTGATCTGCGTTGGATCCGTTGTGACCACGGATTCTGCAAATTGCGGGCCGATCTCTACCGTGTTGACCAGTCTGCGCGCATCTTTGGGCAGAGCCTTGCGCAGCTGCTCAGCTACGAACTCAGACTGCAACTCGGCCAGCCCCTGCAGCTCACTGGTGGCCAGTTCTGTGCTGTCGCCTGCCCAAGTTCCGAGGCTCTCTTTGAGCTGTTGCAAGATTCCACGCAGCCTTGCTGCCTTATTGGGCGCTGACAGCTCATCGATAGTGCGCAGTTGGTCTACGGCATTGATGATCATGTCGTTGTAGGCGTTGATGATGCGCCTGGCCACGCTGTTGCTGTAGCGATTCAGATCGATCGCGTTTCGATACAGCGCTGCCGGTACGACCATCAATCAAGCCCAAACTCTGCAGGGTCTAAATCACACATCACGGTCACATCAGCGCCACATTGGATGGCCTGTGTGACTGCGGCCATAAATGCTTCATAGCTGTTGTTGGTGCGCTCCACGATCTGGAATTCATCTACCTCCTGGGGCCTGCCCTCTTTGAACCAGCTGAGCCGCACCACAGCGAAGATGTGGTCAGGCAATGGTTTGCGGCTGTAGCCCAGCGTCTGGCGCCGTGGTGGCCGCGGCTCCAGGGGATCTGTGACGTCCACAATGTGGTCTGTCATCACTCTTCGATCGGCGGCATCTCTTCATCGACGCTGGGCGGTTCAACCGCTGGGCCTTCCATCTCGATCAGACCCCCCGACTGGGTGGCCATAATCTCTTCATCAGTATCAAAATCGTCGCCCAATACTTCGCCCTGTGCCAGCTGGTCGAGCAGCGTCTTTTGGGTGATCGTGCCTGCGGTGTAGAGCTGCAGTAATGCCAGCTGCTCTGCAGGATCAAGCTTGGTGCCCACAAAATCGCGGTTGACCAGACAATTACCAGCCTGAGCGATGTTCAAGTAATCAGCGTGGAACTGCAAGCAGTTGTCGATCAGATCTTGCACCTGTTGAGCAATCACCATCATGGTGCTGTCGCCTTGGCTCCGGTCGATCCGTTTGGCTTCTGCAGTCTCTGCTGACAGCTTTTGTCCAAGCACTGCAGACAAACCCAGCTCGTTGATCTGTTTTTCGAGCTGCTCCATGCGGCGGAATTGGGAATCGAAACTCGATCCGCCGGGCTCGATATACTCGGCGCGCCCCTCTGCTGGGAATGCGATCGCCTCGCCAGGCCCTGCTGATACCTCCTCGGCTGCGGATGGGAATCCGAAGAATGCCAGCATCGGCACTGCTGAAATGTGCAGCTGGTTGTCAAGATCGCTCTGCACCTGGTACATCTTCAGGTTGAGCTCTGCGATGTCCTCGAGCGGCGGCCTCGAGTCCATGAATCCAACGCGGTTGGCATAGGCCACTGTGAATGGGATCTCGGGCAGACTGGTGCCACCCTGCTCGGTGCGTGCCCACTCAGATTTCTCGTTGCGCTGCCAAATCTCGTATTCACCAGGCTTGAGCACGCGCACCTGGTCTACCTGTTTTTCGCCCCAATCACCATCGGGCAGAATCACAGACTCGCGCAGGCGTAGCTGTGTCAAGCGCTGCGATCCATTGGCCTGCTCGGTGCGCCACCCGAGGATGTCCCGCGGCGTGTAGGTTACCCAATAGGGGCGACCCTCACCACCCTGCGGCGCGTCCACCAGTACACCCATGTGTCCGTACCTGACCAACTTGCGGGCGGTCTCGTAGGTCCACACGTTCAGGTCGTGGCCCTGCAGGTCAACGTCAAACAGGTGCTCACGCACGATGTCATCGACGTTCTCGAGCCGCACCGGTTTACGGGTGAGCATGCCTGCAAGCATCCGCTCGAGGCGTTGGTAATATGGCGGGCACACACTGCGCGCCAGGCGGTTGTCGTAGCTTTCGTCGAGTTCCCTGGGCTCTTGGGGAAGATATCTACGATGCTTCCTACGCATGCCGTAAGTGCCCTGCATCAGGTCCTCGATCAGCACCCAATGTGGCTCTTGAGCAGCCCAGGTTGAGTTCGTGTCCCCGACATTCGCGACCCTGCTGAACACGGCACGGTCGTAGAACCTGTATCCGGTGTAAGTCATCCGTCGCGGCTGGGCTTTCTGCGATTCTACGTGAAATCAGTAAAGCCTGATTCCGGTGCCGCGTCCGGCATTTGCGTGTAGTGGGTTGAACTCGCGCCAAACCAGGTATCCCAGCGCGTCGTTCATGTGGTCGAATCCGGCGTCCTTATCGGGCTCGCCCCTGTCTGTGTAGCTCTGCAGCTCCAGAGATTCGATCAGCCGAACACACTTATCGAGAATTTGGATCCTTGTTTCTCCACGCCCATTCTCCAAAAGAGCCTGAACAGCAGCCACGCGATCGCGTATGGGGGGATTGCTTCGTGGGGATTGATTTTTAAACCCGTAAGACTCCAGGATTGCGATGTCCGTTTGCGTGGCATTGGTGCTGCGATTTCCACCCGAAGCATCTGGGTACATATAGACCGGATGCGCAGGATATCTGGCCCTGATCTCCTTGGCAATTGCGTCGGTGTCGTGTGCCCCGCTGACTTCATCGACGACGAGCAGCTCATTGCCACGGCGTACGGCGATCACGGCTGACATGTTACCCACGTTGAAGTCGATACCCACGCGCAAAGGCTCAACAGCTGCGCTGTCGTATGGCACCTGGGTGACATGCTTGGCCCGGTTGAACCGGTCGTAGACCTGCCCGGTGTTGAGGTTGACGAATTGCCCGTCGAGGTATGCCCGAATCAGCTGCTCGGGATAATTGGCCAGCAAAGAGTCGATGAATCCCTCTGGCAGGTGTGGGTTGTCCTGGGTGCGCGCCCGTATCAGATGCCTGTCAGGTGCGGTGTTTTTCTCGAATGTCTCCCAGGCCCATCCAAAACCCTCCGGGGTAGTTGCTACATAGAACTGCTGCACATTACCCGAGCGCAGACGGGCAAGTGCCATTCGAGCCGCCTGCTCGGCAACGCGGCGGTTGGCCGTGTCTACCTCGTCAAAGCCGATCGCACACAGGTTCTGGCCCCTGATGCGGTTCCAGGTCTCCATGGTCCGCAGCAGGATCGTGTGATCACCTTCCCTAAAATGCAGCACATATTCGGGCAACGGGCTGACCCTGAAATCGAATGGCAGTCCCAGCCACTCGAGCATGTCATCCAAAGAGCGCATAAGGATGTCGCGCAGCATCGGCGCAACAGGCTCAAACAGGGCAGAAACGTAGCCGATGTTGGCCGCGGCAATATTGATTGCTTTTGCACACAGGCCATAAGTTTTGCCTGCGCCAAACCCACTTACCAGCCCCAGGATGCGGTGATCGGTGTTGCTGCAGAACTGCGCCTGATGTGGTAGCAGTGTGCTGTTGAGCTTGTCGAGGATCTCAGCTGAGCTTGGCCCGCTGTGACTGGGCCCGGCGAGAATGCTGCCACCGGCGACACAATCCAGGATGCCGGGCATTGTGTTCTGCGCTGTAATGGCTGTGATCTTAATTTAGGATCATGTCTGACATGTCTGATGTGAAAGAATTCATCGACATGGCAGCGCGGTATCCGCTGTTGACCCAGCAGCAAGAGATCGAGCTTGGGCGGCGCATCCAACTGTGGCTGAAGCATCCTGACCCCCCACGAGGCCTGGTCAGGTCAGGTCGGCGCGCCCGTGATCAGTTCGTGTGCTGCAACCTGCGCCTCGTAGTGGCAGTTGCTAAGAAGTACCTCAGGCGCATTTCGGGCACGAGCATTACTTTTGCCGATCTACTCCAGGAAGGCACGATCGGCTTGCAACGTGCGGCTGAAAAATATGACCCTGAATGTGGCTACAAGATGTCCACCTATGCATACTGGTGGATCCGCCAGTCGATCACCAGGTCGATCGATATGAAAACCGGCATGATCCGGATCTCCAGCGGTGCCAAGCGCAAACTGCAGAAATTCCGTGAAGCAGCGGCAGAAGGTGGCACGGTAGAACAGATTCTTGACCGGGCTGGGCTGACTCAGCGTGATTTGAAGATCGTCGAGCAGGCCAGCATCTGCTACAAGGTGACCTGCTTGGACGGGCTCGATCTCAACGCGATCTGATCAGATCGAGCGGCTCATGCGCTCGGATCCGCCGCCACGCATCGAACCACGACGCAGGAGGCTACGGCGCTCGCGCTCCATGGCTTTGCCCTTCTTACGGGTGGCTGCCGCTTGGCGGGTGTAGCCACGAGCAGCAGTTGTCAGATATGCGGCATCGGACGTTCCAGGATTTTGGCTGGCATACCTACTTGATATCCGCGATTGCCGAGAGCGCTGCGCTCCGAATTCTTTGGCGCCGCTCTGTTCTTGTTTCAGCGTCTGGGTGCTGCGTCGCGCACGGGCGCCGGTGGTAGTGGCACGACCCCTTGCAGCTGTGCTACCGCTGCCAGCGAATCGGCCCTTGGAATCCCTGCGCTGTGCCATCACTCGAAAGCCTCCGACTCCAGCTTAGACCATTCAGCTTCCCAGGCCTCGGGATCTTGGTCACGCTCGAGCAGCACGCAGCAGATGTAGTTGCGCTGCTTGGGTGTCAGCTTGTGCAGCTCATAGATAGCAGCGCCAAGCGGGATCTTGTCATCAAAGCCAGTCAGGGTCAGCACGATGTCGAGCATCTTGGTATCTTCAAGCTTGAAGCCGAAGGCGTCGCTGAAAAAGTCGTGGGTGGTTTCAAACATGGGTTTGCGAGTGGTGGGTGAACGGTGAGCGCCTCAGGGGCGCACCAACTGCCGGGCAGGCTTGTGGAAGGTGATCAGCTGGCCGTAGGCACCAACCGGCACGGTGATCGACTCCAGGGCATCACCCCAGATGAAGTCGTAATAATAGAAGTCGGCGGCGTCACGCTCGCTGAACCATGCCACGCCATGTGTGATATCGGCGCTCTGTGCTGACTGCAATGCGGCTGCAGCTGCGGCAGCTTCGTAGCTGGCGAATTCGGTGACTTCGCCTGACTTCGTGTCAGTCGTGTAGATGTCGCCGTTGCCTGCACAGTGGATGAAGATCATCTGACACTCCTGAAATGGCAGGGCCTGTCGCCTGCATTCATTTAGAATATCAAGACCGATCACGAAATGTCAAGATATCGCAGACATTTTGCAAAATGGTTGATAAAGATTGACAGCCATGATCGTTTTGAAATTTAATGATTTCAAGAGGCGAAAGCCCACCACTTTTCCAACCATGACCACTTTCGAAATCGCTCAAGCTCTCGGCCAACTCAAGGGTCGTCATTCCATCGCCTGCAGCGAAAAAGGCTATTTCTCCGAGAATGGCACCCGCATCTCGAAAGAACGCGCCATGGCCGTGCTGGCTGCCCTTCAGCAAGAAGCTGTCATCGGCGCATTCTCGGCTCCGGCCCGCCTGACTTTCGAAAAGCTCAATGCAGCCACACAGGCTCTTTTCTTCGAGCTATGCGAGCAAATCCAATCTGCAACGCATGATGCCGACATGATCGTCGGCGCCAAAATCGGTAAAGACATTCCCAGCATCGGCCTGGCTAATGCACCACGCCTGACCAACCTCAAGAAGGCTGGCGTTTTCGAGCACGGCGGCAAGGGCTGGCTGCAACTGACCGAGCGTGGCCGTGCGATCTTTCTGGCTACCGTCTGAATCGGAGAGCTTCAAGCCCCCGCGATGGGGGCTTTTCTGTATCTGGCCTTCCGTGGCCGTTCTGAGTGCTCTCCGGTACTCAGTGCCGGACAACCGATCTAAGGCACCTTCCCGAGGCTTTCAGACGCCACTCCGTGCGCATCAGCGCTGGGCATGCAGCCCTATGAGCAAGTGCATCTCCTTGTATGCACCTAGGGCGACACCCAGATTGCCATCTTCCTGGGCCTTGGTTGCCAGAGCTTCGAGCCTGATGAGCTGCTGGGTCATGAATTCACTGCGCTCGATCGTGAGCTCTTGCTGCTGTTCATGCCTGATCTCCTGAATTAGCTCATCTGCAGTCTCTGGGTTGATATCGAGCTGCTCATTGCAGGCGGCATTGATCCGCCAGCGCGGCCAGCCCATGTCCATCCACAGCCGCAACTGCGTCTTGAGCTCTTTACGGCGCTTGGGTGATAGGGCTGGCATACCCAGAGTTTACCGGGCTTACAACATACAATATGTTTCCTTTTCCGCCCTAAAACCGTCCCCCCTTCCCCCTCTTTCTAAAAAAATAAAATATTGTAATTTGTAAAAAGGGGTAAACGGTCAATCGGGACGGGCAGATTGGCATTACATAGTCTTACAGGCTCATACAGATTGTTTCCATATTGTCTTGAACTCTCCCGATAGGTCCTTACGTGTCTTGTAATATCCGAGCGATCTCAGGATCCTGTTAACCCTTGTAAGTGTTGTATGGTTCTGTC